CCGCTGCTTCGCAGTAGGGAGAATATATACCCAGGACAAATCCTCTCCAAATGGGAGGACTAACCCTGGGTCCACTTCGGTGGCCAGATCCTGCTCTCTCGGGTAAGAACCGATCTCCCAGACGGCAGTCTAGTGTGAACTAGAGCATCCTACCGGTCATAGAAATTAAATGATAAAAGTTTTACAACTTTTCCACTTAACCCTACGAGCGGTTGGCTGGATTCAAAGAGTTTTCAAGCTCGATGAAATCCGACCTATCGGGGAGTTTCGGTACCTTACTGAAGCTCTTCTTCGTGTAGGAAATACACGAGGGCTCTTATTCTTAATAGAATATATTAAGAGTGTAAGAGCTGCTCTGCTACTCCACCTTTCAGGGGAGTTTCCAGAGAAGAGAGCTCAGGGGGTACGTGTAACCCATGATGGTGTACCTCTAATCCTGGGACCCTTGATCAAAGATTGTCGTAAAGGACGATCCCCAGATATTCTGCGGATCGTCAATACGATTCTCTTTTGTACAAGGGCCCTTAATCTAGGACGAAGTCCTGATATTTCACCAATTGTTGGTCCCGCCTTAAATGACGGATTGCCAACTTGGGGAAAATCAATTCCTCGTTTCTGGAAAGAATTAGGGTACAGACCTTTCAAGGGTCATACTCCGGGTAGCTTAAGATTTAAGCAGTACCACTTTACATCTAAAAGCGGACCTAACGGTCACGCTCTTTGGACGTCCCTTTGCGACTTATATATGATTCCACCAGAAATGATGGATCATATTAAAGTCGTCGGGGGAGATAAGTTATCAATGTACATCGATAACCTATTGAAAGCGGCACCCTTCTTATCTCTTTTACTACCGTCTAAGGGACAATCTTTACGAAAACTTTCTTGGTTTCCTGATAAGGAACTGAAGGTTAGGGTAATTGCGATCGGTGACTATTGGTCACAGATTGCACTTAAACCTCTCCATCATTACCTATTCAGGTTACTTAAAAAGATTCCTCAAGATTGTACCTTTGATCAGTCATCCTTTAAGGATAAAATTAATGGTTGGACTGAATTCTACAGTATCGATCTTTCGAACGCTACTGATAGATTTCCTATCCAAACCATTTATGATGTCCTTAATGGTCATCTCCCAGATGAGTACTGTCAATCATGGAAATGGTTGATAGTAGGAATACCATTTGATTTCCAAGGGGATAAGATTTCTTATTCCGTTGGGAATCCTATGGGATTCTACTCATCCTGGGCATCTTTCACAGTAGCTCATCACTTTGTGATGTTTTACTGTTGTCAGGAACTGAAAATTTCCTGGAAAGATGCGAAGTATGTTATTCTTGGTGATGATGTCCTAATTGGAGATCATTCACTCAAGGTAAAATATATCGAGATGATGACCCGGTTAGGGGTAACCTTCTCACCGTTAAAAACACATGAATCGAAAACTCTTTTTGAGTTCGCGAAACGTCTGTTCTTTAATGGTCGAGAGATTACTCCTTTCCCTATCTCTTCTCTTAAGGAAGTAAGTAAAAGATATTATCTTTTAGTTAACCTCCTAGCAGAGCAAGAGGTGAGAGGGTGGATACCGGTCGAAGGGATCCCTCAGGCTATTGGCCAGTTCTATAAACTTGTTATAGCGAAGAATAGCAAATTTTCAGCTAAACTTCGAGATAACAGTTATTTCAGCGACCTTATTATAAAAGTAATAAGGGGTACCATAGCAGCCGACAAGGCGTTAAACACCTTAATCGGGTACTTTGGCTACCAGATTCGACAACTAAGTGAATCAGAATCTTTAGGGATTCTGAGTAACGTAGCTGTTGAATCCTTTGCTGAATCAAACCCAGCTAATGCAAAAGGTAAGGGCTATCCTCTAGGTAAACTAGCGGAAGACCTTCTGATTGCAATAACTGGTGTTGAAGAACCAGCTATGTTGGAGCACCTTATTTCTATTACTCATATGGTTCCTCATTTAGCCGTTTACGGTCTAATTGAAGAATCATACTGTAATATAAGTAAGGAAGCCTTCCGTATTGATACGGTTGGAGGCGGAGATTGGCCATTGTTACTTGTAACAATAGCCCTTCCCCTTGATGACAGAGTCTTTGTACAAAGACAAAGTCATCTTGTCTCCAAGGCTTCAGCCCTCATGGGGGATCACCTAAAGAAACGTTTTAGTTTCTTAGCGTCCCCACTGGGTCGTGCCATACTAGGACCTGAAACCTAGTATTGGACCATAGGGTAAATCCTTGGTTTTTCCAAGGAGGGGTTCCTAT